CTCGCTCGAGGCATGGCATCCGGGGACTGGAAAGTCCTGGTGAACAAGCTGCGCGACCAGCTGAGCGTCAAGGAGGCTCAGGAACTCGCCGCCTACCTCCGCAAGATCCCGGAACACTGGGTGCCCTTCGGCCACCCGCACATCACGCTTCGCATGCAGGCCCCCGTGCCGATCGCACGCCAGGCTTTCAAACACAAGATCGGATTTGTTGAGTCGGAGGAATCGCGCAGGTATATCTCAACCAGGCCGGAGTACTTCATTCCCGAGTATTTCCGCTGCAAGGCGGTGAACGTGAAGCAAGGCAGCGGGGATATTCATCCGAAGAGCGACGCCTGGCGCAAGACCTACATGGATTTCTGCAAGGACAACGTCGACCTCTACGAAGAGATGCTCGATGACGGCGTCTGCCCCGAGCAGGCTCGCTTCGTCCTTCCCCAGGGTTGCGAAGTGAACTGGGTTTGGACTGGTTCGCTCTACGCCTTCGCCAATTTCTTCAATATGCGCTCGGACAGCCACGCGCAGAAGGAAATCCAGGAACTGGCTCACCAAGTGGGCGAAATCATCGCTCCTCTTTACCCGATTTCCTGGCCGGCGCTCACACAGGCAGCTTACTGAGTTGAGCCGAGAGGCCCTCCGGGCCTTTCGTGAATCTCTACCCGATTACCCACAGTCCTCCCGGTGAGTTCGGCACCTCGGCGAGAAAGCGAGGAGCCTTCAGCTCACGCCTCGAAAGATGGTCATGAACCAAACCTGCAAATCCATCGGATGTTGCAACGCAGTTGTCGGAAGCGACTTCTGCGCACCCTGCCTGAACAAAGAGGAGGCCACTGGCCTCGGCTCCCAGCTGACGCTCGCGGACAGGTATCCCGAGCAATACAAGTCATTGGGTGATGCAACCGAGATCGACGCCTTTGGCGTGCATCACCTGTTCCAAATCCAGGATCCCTCTGGATGCCTCCAACACGCCAGCAGGAAGCTGCTGGTCGGAGGCGAGCCCGTCTATCGAGACGTCCGCGAAGCCCGCGACACCCTCACCCGCTGGCTTCAACTGAACCAAGAACTGGTTACCCCATGAATCGCTCCGAACTCCCCAAAAGCATAGCCAACCTCCTTGGCCAGGCGAACCCCCAGCGTCGCCACAACGACCTGAAGGAAACGAACCCGAAGGACCAGGCCGGCAGCGGCCGACTGCCCCTGCACCTGGTGCCCGACACGCTCGCCATCTACGCCGCGATGGCTCTGGCCGAAGGCGACAGCAAGTACATCGCCTACAACTTCCGTGTCGCCGGCGTGCGCGTGATGGTCTATGTCGGCGCGCTGCGTCGTCACCTCATGCGCTACGTCAATGGCGAATGGGCGGACAAGAAGACCGGCATCCCCCACCTCGGTTCCGTCGCCGCCTGCACCGCGATCCTGATCGACGGGCACGTCGTAGGCAACATCGTCGATGACCGTCCGCCTGGCGTGGACCTCGACGACGAGATCGAGGAAGCCGAGCGCGTCATCGCCCACGTCTATGCCATGAACCGCGACCAGCGTCCGATTGGCATCGAGTACACGGCGATCAGCACCGACACGACGATGGATGACCACCGTCCACAGGACGCGTTCGCTTTCAGGTGAGCTCAGGCGCCCTCCGGGCGCTCTCCCGAACAACCAAGGAGCCACCCATGTCACAACGATTCACCAACGTTGCAGACGTCCCGTTGGCGCTGGCAGTCTTCCTGGCCAGCGACTACTACGACTACAACACCGATCCCTACACCGTCAGCACCACCACGCTGCTGAAGCCGGTGCGACAGATCATCCTGCCGTCGCGCATCCCGTCCGGGGACGGACTGGTGAGCCTGCCAGACATGATGAGCAACCGCCTCGGAGCAGCCGTTCATGACGGCATCGAGCGCGCTTGGCTCACGAACAACGCGATCGCACTGAAGGCACTCGGCTACCCGCAGCGGGTCATCGACCGCATTCGAATCAACCCGACGGCCCAGGAGCTCGCGAGCAATCCGGACATCATCCCGATCTACCTCGAGCAGCGCCTGAAGAAGCAGGTGGGCAAGTGGACCGTCACCGGCAAGTTCGACTTCGTCGGCGAAGGCCGGGTCACCGACTTCAAGACCGCCTCGGTCTGGTCGTACATGAACCAGGTCAACGCCACCAAGCAGACCCTGCAGGGAAGCATCTACCGCTGGCTCGACCCCAAGCTGATCACCCAGGACGAGATGGACATCATTCACATCTTCATGGACTGGAAGGCGGGCATGGTGAAGTCGGATCCGAACTACCCGGCGCAGCGCTTCCGAAAGCAGATCTTTCCGCTGCTGTCGGTGGCCGAGACCGAGTCGTTCATCCGCCGCAAGCTCGCGCTGACCGAGCAGTACTGGGACCACCCCGAGGACGAGATCCCGGAGTGCGATGACGACGACCTCTGGCGCAGCGAGCCGGTGTTCAAGTACTACAAGAACCCGGAGAAGACCGCGCGCAGCACCAAGAACTTCGACAACGCCCACGACGCCCGCCTGCGGCTGATCGAGGACGGCGGCAAGGGCTTCGTCAAGGAAGTCCCGGGCCAGGTCACCGCCTGCAAGTACTGCGCGTCGTTCGCCATCTGCAGCCAGAAAGACGACCTGATCCGCGCAGGCGATCTGATCATGGTCGGAGCCTGAAAGACCCCCTCCACTGACCCAAGGACTTCAATGAAATCTCTCGATGAAATGCAGCATCACCCCCTGAGCGAAAAGCTCGTTGGCGTGCTGTGCGAACAGACGGAAAACTCCAATCCGATGTTCTTCCGCATCCTCGTCGCCTACTACTTCAGCCTGGTGGCTTCGATGATGCGGGCCGCGGTCGTGACCCTCGATCGCGGTGAGATCCCCATCAACATGTACGCGGTCAACCTGGCCACATCGGGCGCTGGCAAAGGCCACTCCACGAACCTGATGGAGGAGAAGGTGATCAACCTCTTCCGCGATCGGTTCCGGGACGAGACCTTCCAGCTGCTGGCCGAGCAGAACCTACCCAAGATCGCGCTCAAGCGAGCCAACCGCAAGGGCGTGGATCCGGACGAGGAGATCGTGCGCGTTCAGAAGGAGTTCGACCAGCAGGGCAACCTGCTGTTCACGTTCTCCGAAGCCACCGCACCTGCCGTCAAGCAGATGCGCCACAAGCTGCTGATGGCCGACGCCGGCAGTCTGAACTTCCAGATGGACGAAGTGGGCTCCTACCTCAGCAGCAATGCGGAGGTGCTCATCGCGTTCCTGGAGCTCTACGACATGGGCAAGATCAAGCCCAAGCTGACGAAGAACACCACGGAGAGCGTGCGCGGCGAAGAGATCGAAGGCAAGACGCCGACGAACATGCTGCTGTTCGGCACGCCGTCGAAGCTGCTGGATGGTGGCAAAACCGAGCAGGAGTTCTACGAGATGCTCGAGACGGGCTACGCACGTCGATGCTTCTTCGGCTATAGCCGGAGCTCCAACAAGCGCCTGGACCGCACTTCGGAAGAGGTGTTCAACCAGCTGACCGCGGTCAACTCGAACCAGATCTTCGACGAGGTGGCCAACCACCTGGAGTCGCTGGCCGACATGATCAACGTGCGCAAGAAGCTGATCATGACCAAGGACACGAGCCTGGTGCTGATCGACTACAAGCTGCGGTGCGAGAGGGAGGCCGCGTCGTACCCCGAGCACGAGGAGATCAAGAAGGCGGAGATCTCGCATCGCTACTTCAAGGCCCTCAAGCTCGCCGGCGCGTACGCGTTCGTCGACGACTCCCCCGAGGTCACGCTCGATCACCTGTACGCGGGGATCAAGATGGCCGAGGAATCTGGAGACGCCTTCGTTCGTGTCCTGGCCCGAGACAAGCCCTACGTGAAGCTGGCGAAGTACATCGCTGCTGTGAAGCGCGAAGTCACGCAGGCCGACCTGGTCGAGGAGCTGCCGTTCTACCGCGGTGCGAACGGCCAGAAGGCCGAGATGCTGTCGCTGGCCATCGCCTATGGCTACAAGAACAACATCATCATCAAGAAGTCGTTCTCGGACGGCATCGAGTTCCTGCGGGGCGAGACCCTGACGGAGACCGACTTGAACCAGATAGTGGTGTGCTACAGCGACGACATCGTGCAGGGCTACCGCAACGAGCGGCCAGCCTTCGATCAGCTGCACAAGCTGACCCAGGCCCAAGGCATGCACTGGGTGGCACACCACCTGAACGGCGGCTATCGCAACGCCGAGAACGTCATCGCCGGGTTCAACCTGGTGGTGATCGACATCGACGGCGGCGTGAACATCAGCACGGCCAAGCTGCTGCTGAAGAACTACAAGTTCCTGCTGTACACGACCAAGCGCCACACGGACGACGAGCACCGCTTCCGCATCATCCTGCCCACGAACTACGAGCTCAAGATGGACGGCAAGGACTTCAAGGAGTTCATGTCCAACATCTTCGCCTGGCTCCCGTTCGAGGCGGATTCGAGTGCCGGCCAGCGCGAGCGCAAGTGGCTGTCCCACGACCACCACTACGAGTACAACGACGGCGAGCTATTCGACGTTTTGCCCTTCATCCCGAAGACCAGCAAGAACGAAGAACGCAAGCTGCTCCTGGACTCGCAGCAGTCGATGGACAACCTCGAGCGCTGGGTGATCAACAACATCGGCGACGGCAACCGCAACAACATGCTGCTTCGCTACGCCATGATCCTGATCGATGGCGGCTTCGACTTCGAGAACATCCGCACCCGCGTGATGAGCCTGAACGAGAAGATCGCCGACAAACTCGACGAGTCCGAGATCATGGGCACGATCATGACTACGGTCATGAAGACGATCGCCAAGCGATGAAGGTGCACACGAACATCTCAGGCAGTCGCTGCGTGGTGGTGCTTCGAGACGGGTTCGATCCGCCCTACGTCGACGCGCGGGTCGACCGACGGTACCCCGGCTTCAGCTTCCTGGAGATGGTGGCCTCCGGCCAGGTAGCGAGCTGGGAGTGCGTTCCCGACCACCGTGCGCCGGATCGCATCATCGAGCTCATGCGCAAGCACGGAGCTCACTTTACCCAAGGCCCTCTTCGGAATGCCTTTCCCATTTCAACATGACAAATTTCCAACGAGTCTCTGCTATGAACGTCGCCTTCGGCAACCCGAAGGGGGATCCGAAGGCCATCGACTGGGAACGCGTGCGCAAGCAGTGCCTGAACATCCCCGACGAGTTCGGAGAGCTGGCGATCGCGCTCGGTGCTGATGCTGCACTGATCAAGGCCGCGGTCACCCAGCTCAAGTGGGTTGCTTCCAAGGTCGTCAGCGACGTCAACGTCAAGCAGGTGCGCGACGGCCTCAGCGACATCCACGTGTTCGCCTACGGCGCGCACCACATCATGGGCGTCGACGCTGACCAGGACATGGACGCCGTGGTCGAAGGCGTCATGACCCGGTTCATCAAGGACCCGGACGACAAGGTCGCCACGATCGCCCTTCACGAAGCCAAGGGCGTCACCGAGGTGTACTTCGAAGGCGACTACCCGACGATGGTGATGAAGTCGCTCCGCGACCAGCCGGACGCACCGAAGGGCAAGTTTCTGAAGTCGGCGAGCTACACGGACACGGTGTTCCGAGAGATCTGATGTGCAGGCGAGCTCCGCTCGCTTCTTCGAACAAACAAGGAAGGCCCCTCGTTTAGCACCAGGGGCCTTTTTCATTCCCACAAGGAAACCATGACCCAACGTACCTACCCGTACAAAGCCTGGGTGCTGCAGCCGTCGTTCAAGCCGGTGGAAGTCGAACTTACCCAGAAGTCGTACCCATGGAGCAGCACCGACTACGGAGACGAGACGGCGAAAGGCAAGTCCTACCGAACCTCGGAACTCCATCCGAGCAAGGACGCTGCGATTGCAGCGGGCTGGATCGCAGTCGAACGCATCCAGGCCGACCTGGACAAGCGCAACGAAACCCTGCGCAAGAAGCGCGCGGCCCTCAACAAGGCAGCAGAATGGACCACATGAGCGAACAGAAAGTCAACGACAACCTCGTGCTCATCGTCGGCAAGTCGGCAGCGGGAAAGTCCGCGTCGCTGATGGGCCTGAAGAACCCCGAAGGCGTGATGTACCTGAACTGCGAAGCGGGCAAGAAGCTCCCGTTCCGCGCCAAGTTCAAGCAGTACACGATCACCGATCCGCTGCAGGTCAACGAGGCCTTCGAGGCAGCGGAGAACATGCCCGAGATCCACACGATCGTGGTGGACACCCTCACCTACCTGCTCGACATGTACGAGAGCGTCTACGTCCTCGGTGCAGCTGACGGCCAGAAGGCCTGGGGCAACTTCGCGCAGTTCTTCAAGACGCTGATGCAGGGCCTCGTCGCCAAGTCGACCAAGAACGTCCTGTTCCTGGCGCACACCGCCGACAAGATGAACACGGGCGAAATGATCATCGAGACGACCGTCCCGGTGAAGGGCTCGCTGAAGAACAACGGCATCGAGAGCTACTTCTCCCAGGTGGTCGCCGCCAAGAAGATGACGATCAAGGCGCTCGCCGCCTACCAGTCACCGCTGCTGGTCATCACGCCGGAAGAAGAAGCCCTCGGCTTCAAGCACGTGTTCCAGACCCGTCTCACCAAGGACACGGTCAACGAACGCCTGCGCGGCCCCATGGGAATGTGGGACGTGAACGAGACCTACATCGACAACAACATGCAGCTGGTCTTCGACCGGCTCCGCGAGTACTACGCCTAGCCACACGGCGCAGCGCAAGCACTGAATACCCACCACAGCAAGACCACCACCAAAACCACACGAAAGCCAACAAACATGTCTCTCCTCAAGAACCTCACCACCGACGAAACCATCGCCAACGAACGTGACTCCGTGGGCTCCGGCGGCGTCCTCGAATCCGGCCTGTACGCAGCCAAGGTCGCCCTCGCCTACCTGACGAAGGCTGGCAGCGGCGCTGTGGGCCTCGTGCTGCACCTGAAGACCGAGATCGGTCGCGAGATCCGCCAGACCGTCTACATGACGTCGGGCACGGCCAAGGGCGGCACGAACTTCTACATCGACAAGGAAGGCCAGAAGCAGTACCTGCCTGGCTTCAACCTGGCCAACAGCCTGGCGCTGCTGACCGTCGGCAAGGAGCTGTCGCAGCTGGACACGGAGACGAAGGTCGTCCAGGCCTACTCGGCCGAAGCGAAGGCCGAGATCCCGACGAAGGTCGAGATGGTCGTGGACCTGCTGGGCCAGGACATCCTCGTCGGCGTGATCAAGCAAGTCGTCGACAAGTCGAAGAAGGACGACAACGGCGTCTACCAGCCGACCGGCGAGACCCGCGAGGAGAACGACATCGACAAGTTCTTCCGCTCGCGCGATCGCATGACCACGGCCGAGATCCGTGCCGCGGCCACCGAAGCGACGTTCGCCGACACCTGGGACGCGAAGTGGACCGGCAAGACCCGCGAGAAGGCCAAGGGCGCGAGCGGTGCTGCAGGCGTCGCCGGTGCCCCGAAGGCCGCGGGTACCGCCAAGCCCAAGGCCAGCCTGTTCGCCTGATCGGCAGGTCGGGATGCATATCTACAAGGTCTTCGACTCGGCCAACGAAGGCCGAGCCGACTATCGCGGCTCGCTGAACGACGCGCACATGAGCGCCAAGGTCGGCGAGCCGCGGGCAAACATGCGCATCGAGCTCCACGAGATACCGACCGACAAAGCAGCGGTCCTGCTGTACCTGAACGGCCAGCACATCCCGGATGAGCTCATGAAGCCCCTTCGCACCTGGTCCCTGACCGAGCGAGGTGGCCTCAAGCAGATCTCGAACGGGGACTGAACCATGAGAACCAACGGAGCAACCTGGAAGGCGTACTTGGCTTCCTGGCCGGACGGCCAGTGGTACGACGACTCAGACGAGCGGATCGACGGCAAGGAGCACTTCGAAGACGAGCCCTCGGACACGTCGGTCGTCGAGTTCACGTACGGCACGGTCTACGCCACCCGGAATGACTTTGAAGGCGTGAGCCTCGTCAGCCATTTCCGCAAGTGGCTCAAGGCACAGATGCACACGACGGTGGTGTGCAGCGTCCCCACGGCTGAGCTTGAGGACTTCAAGCGGATGCTGAAGAACATCAAGGGCACCCTGGTCACCTGATTTCTACGCCCCCGCGGCGGGAGATTTTCCGGGTATCCGGCACCGCCATCGGGGGCACCAAAACCAACCAAGAAAATCATGAACGAAACTCAAATCAAGGCCCTGCTGTCCTCCCTCGAGAGCCAGCGCAACGCTGCCCTGAACGGTCTGGCCAACACCCAGGCCGATCTGGCGGTGGCCAACGCCAAGATCGAGGAGCTCAATGCTGCTCTGGTCGAAGCCCGCAAGTCGTCCGAGCAGATGGCTGCGGAATCGGCCGAGAAAGCG